GTTAAAACTGTGTACAGGTGCAGAATACATCGTAGCAGTCTGCGGTAACATTATGACCATGCCAGGCTTGCCAGCACGGCCAAACGCAGAAAAGATCTCAATTGGTAAGGATGGTCGTATAGAAGGATTAGATTAGTTTTACGTTACACTGCACAGTCATGCTCCTAGTGTAACGTCCTCCGAGCTCAATGTTTGATTACATTGAGCTTTTTTTTAGGTTGATTTATTTAAATTAATCACGTATACTAATACTATGATATCGTATACTCACATCGAAGACTATTTGGAAATACTAGGCGGCCATACTCCGGGTACCCTGGCAATTATTAATCCTCCTAATCCTCCTATTATTAGCCTTGCCCGCTATGATATTACAATCGTGGAAAGTATGAGCGCACATACCTATTGGGGCGGCGCTTTAACGGATAGACAAGCAGACCTTGCTGTAAGGTTAGTGCTGAAATATCGTAAACAGTTTGCTCGATTTAGTATCGATGTTGCTCCGGCAGAGATTCCACAGTTTCGTAAACCAGTACGAGTTGTCAACAGATCAAAACAGATTTGGTTAGATGACGAACGAATCGGTGTACGCTTTCCCTACGACCTTCCTATGATTAAAGCCATACAAGAAGAACGCAATATAAGTCGTGGTAGTATGAAGTACAATCAAGAAGAAAAAGTTTGGTATTTGGCCATCACCGAATCTAATGTAAATTGGGCAGTGACTTGGGGTGAGATAAATCAATTTGAAATTGATCCATTGGTACAAAACTTGTTCAACTTAATCATGGAGTGCGAAGCAACATCATACGAAATCAAATTAATACAGACAGCAGAAGGATATGCTATTACTAATGCCGCGGATAGTTTAATTGAATACATTAATACTCGGTTAGGTGGATTTGGTCCGGACAATGGGATAGCGTTAATTGATAATTCTGGTGTACTAGGATATACCTACGATGATATGCTAACTCGTCCTGCACTGTTAGATATATTTGGCAGTAAACGCGATATACATTTACCTATGACGGCGGATGCCCTGGCATTTCTATTCTCATACGCAGAATTAACCAATCGTTATCCTGTGTGCATTTATGATCCAACAATGTCATCAACAAATATAGACCTAAGTAGATTCACAGATGATGAAATTGTACGTTTTGACCTTCGTGGTAAAACAAAGACTTGCGATTATAATATAGATTGTGTTAAAGTAGTATATGCGCATAAGATACCAGCAACGTGGAATTATTCAATACCATTGTTGGTATCCACTGTGGAAATGATGTATGGTGGCAAACGTATGGAATGGATTAACCAAGCTGAAAAGATAGCCTACTGTACCAATACCAAATTGAGAGAAACTGATTAATGGCAACCTGTAAAATTATAATTAAAGACGAAGTGAACTGTAAGTTAGATGGACTTGAACTTACAGAACGCAAGTATCTGGCCAACAAATTTAAGTTTGAAATCCCAGGCGCACGTTATCTACCAAGTGTACGATTAGGTCGATGGGATGGCAAAGTGGCTTACTTTCAATTAGGCGGTAGCACATATACTAACTTGCTGGCCGAGATGTTGCCCTACATAGATGAACGTGGTTATAATATCGAACTTGAAGATCTACGTGACTATCGTACACAGTTTGCATTTACACAGGTGACAGAGCAAACGTTTGCGCACAAAGTATGGCCGGCTAAACATCCAATAGCGGGTCAGCCTGTTGTCTTACGTGATTATCAAATTGAGATTATCAACAAGTTCTTAAGTAATCCACAGTGCCTACAAGAAATTGCCACTGGTGCAGGTAAGACCCTAATCACTGCGGCATTAAGTTATAGTTGTGAACCATATGGACGAACTGTGGTAATTGTTCCAAACAAATCATTGGTAACACAAACAGAAGCAGACTATATCAATTTAGGCCTAGACGTTGGTGTATACTTTGGCGACCGTAAAGAGTTTGGACATACTCATACTATTTGCACTTGGCAAAGTCTAAACATCCTACTTAAAAATACCAAGGCACACGAAGCAGACATTACCATAATGGAATTTTTGGAAGGTGTTGTTTGCGTTATGGTTGACGAAGTACACATGGCCAAAGCAGATGCACTTAAAACTCTACTTACTAGTGTAATGGCACACATTCCAATTCGTTGGGGATTAACAGGTACAATACCTAAAGAAATGTATGAATTTATGGCATTAAAATGTTCGTTAGGAGAGGTTTTAGGCAGGTTAAGTGCCAGTGAATTACAAGACCAGGGTGTACTTGCCAACTGTCACGTGAACGTTGTACAGCTAATAGACCATGCAGAATATAAAGATTATCAAAGCGAACTAAAATATCTATTAGAGACTGACGCACGTATTGATTACATAAGTAAAATGATAGAGAGTATACGAGCAACTGGCAACACACTTGTCTTAGTTGATCGTATCGCTCCAGGCAAAGCATTAGTTGAACTAATTAAAGATGCTGTGTTTGTATCAGGAGGAACTAAAGCAAATGATAGGAAAGAAAGTTATGATGAGTTTGCAACCAGTGATAACTTTGTTGCTGTTGCCACTTATGGGGTTGCTGCTGTTGGCATCAATATCCCTCGCGTTTTTAACCTTGTGCTCATTGAGCCTGGTAAGAGCTTTGTTAGGGTCATCCAGAGTATCGGGCGTGGCATTCGCAAAGCGGAAGACAAGGACTTCGTCCAAATCTGGGACGTAACATCAACTTGTAAGTTTGCCAAGCGGCATCTTACAGTCAGAAAGAAATTCTACACAGAAGCTAAATACGATTATAGTATAGCAAAGACTGAGTGGAAATAAGTGTGTTAATTAAAAACAAATATAGTAACTGGTATATGAATATCATCGATACTGCCCGAACAACTAACAGAAAAAAGGGAACAGGCATCGAGCGCCACCATATAATTCCTAAATGCATGGGCGGCAGTAATACAAAAGATAATTTAGTTTTATTAACTGTGCGCGAACATTTTGTGTGTCATTTATTGTTAACTAAGTGTACAGATGGAAATAATCGATATCGTATGTTACATGCAGTTGGGAAATTTATACAAAACTCACCTTTACAACAAAGAAAATTTACATCCTGGGAATATAAAAAAATACGCGATAGTATATCAATTGCTCACACAGGAAAGAAACATTCAGCTGAAACACGAGAAAAAATGTCTGCCAATGGCAAAGGCAGAATTCCCTGGAACAAAGGAATTACAGGTATAGTCCATTCTGATGAATCTAATAGAAAACGTTCAGCAACTATTAAAGGAAGAAAAATGTCGCCTGAATTTTGCCAAAAAGTAAGTGATGGCAAAAAAGGAAAGGTAGCCGGAATGATTGGCAAGACACATTCCGAGGAGACCAAACAGTTAATGAGTAAAAACATGTCTAAACCCAAAGGTCCTCAAAAGAGAATTGATGAGTGTCCACATTGTAAAACTAAAACAGTAACAGTAAGACATATTAAATTTTGTAAGAAATAACTCAGGAAAATACATGCACATACTAACTCTCGAAAACACAGCCTATGAAATGAACGAAATCCCTGATGAAATTGAGGATTTACGTTTTGCAATATTAGACAACAGCGACCCAAAGAATCCAGATTATTTCTTTATTCCGCTGATATTTTTAGAGTCATTTAATAGTCCTGCATTAGTCCTGAACATCGGTGGCAACATGGTAAAGATGCCAGTGGATTGGCAGGTACTTATTGGTGAGCCCGACATAGGTGATTTGGAAGTAATACCACTTACGTCAATCAATGACCGTGGGTTTAGTGTATTTGCATTTAATCCATTAAGTAGTTTCAAACCAGAGTTCTTTAACATTGAGATTATTGATATCTACCAAGATGTTAAATGGTATTTTCCAAAACTTAAACCTGGACAGATGTTAGCAGTGCCCGTTGAATCTGGTGATGCACCTTTATGCGCTTACTTTGTTAAAGACATTAGTCGTCAAAGTGAAATTGTAGACTACAGTAAGATATGGTAATATGATATTTGAAAGCCCGGATGGTGGAAAGACAGTATACAGTAGAGAAGCTGGACAGACAGAGCGTACACTATATAGTATAGACGGCGACATAAAAGATAATCTTGTAACTATACGCGAAGATAAACTATGGGGTGAAATTCGCCGCGCAGCTCGGACAAATACTTCTTTACAAGCCGTCCTTGATCATGCTATAATGATATATAAGTTAAGCAAGGAATATAAAGATGGCCTATAACCCAGCACAATTTAAAGCAAAGAAAAAGCGAGCAGTGGATCCGAATGCTCCGCCGCGTCCTAACTTATTATCGCATGACAAAGTTATTAGAGAACAAAAAGATGTTATCTTAGGGTTGCAACTACAACTACATAGACAAGCCGAAGAATTAGAAAGTCTTAAGTACAAATATAATAACATGCAACAGAGCATAACTGGAATTCTTAGTTATTTGCGAAAAGGTAAATGATGAGCAGTAGTTTACAAATTAATGATGAGATGGCAGCATATGATCGCAAAGATCGTAGTTACTATGATAACTTTACAGAAGAAGATCGTAAGAAGTTTTCAACATACCTAATGCTGCGTTATGGTGCTAGTGTTACAGGGTCTAGTGATCTACAGGCATACTATGTTATGGCAGTAAATGAACGGGTAAACAAAAACTTCTTTGACCTAAATAAACACCCAAAGTTACAATGGTTAATGTGTACAACTGTAAGCCCGGGTATGGGTAGACAAAGTCATTACTGGCAAGGTACTAAAAAGAAAGAAGGCAACAGCAAAGCATCAAAGTTTCTTGCTAAACTATATCCTAACCTACGTCAAGATGAACTTGATGTGCTGGTGGCAATTAACGATACTAAAAGTCTTAAACTCTTAGGTCAACAGTTAGGCATGGATGATAAGACCATTAAGAAAGAGTTGGAATGATCAACGACATAGTATCAGCTTGGAATGAAGGTAAAACT